GACTTCAAGATCACACAGGGAACGGCGCGCAGCCGGGCCTACAATGGCAGCATGATGATGTTGCGGCTCGGATCGAGGCCGCAGGTCTATGAAAGTTTTTCGGCCGACAGGGCGATAGAGGCGGGCAGGCGGCACGTCGGCAGCGACCAGGCATGGATTGCGCATTGCCTGCCGGGCGAAAAAACATGGACTCCGGAAGATGGCGTCCGCTTCTGGGGCGCGCATCAACCGGCGCACGACGCCCGCCTCGTATTCTTCGCTGGCGAGACGAAGCCTTGGACGCTGGCGCTGGCCGGACGCGAATCGCTGGTGGCGAGGCACTATCGCGGCGAACGATCCGACCGCGCTCTGATGCTCGGCTACGGCGAAACGCTTTGGCCGGATGTTGAAGCCGCGCTCGAGCAAGGTCCATTCGGCGGCGTGATCGCATCGCCCGAGGCGGCGGCGCATTGGCCGGGACCGGTGCTGGCGATCGCCGACGATGACGCGCACGCCGAACGGCTGGCGGCAATGCACGGTTTTGCGCGCGCGACGTTTTGCGGCCGATCGGGGAGGGCATTAGATGGCGCTTCTCGATAGGCTGCGGGGCCTGTTTCGGTCCAAGGCGTACCAAGTGCCGAGTGGCGGCGGTGGCTGGTATCCGATCATCCGCGAGCCGTTCGGCGGCGCGTGGCAGCGGAACATGGAACTGAACCCGGCGACGGCCTCGACCTTCTACGCTGTGTTCGCATGCCAGACCCTCATCGCCCGCGATATCAGCAAGCTCGGCGGGCCGAACCTCATCGGCAAGTCCAGTGACGGGATCTGGGAGGAGATCACAAACCCGGCCTTCAGCCCAGTCCTCCGCAAGCCGAACGGTTTTCAGACCCGCAATCAGTTCTGGGAACACTACATCCTCTCGAAGTTGAGCCGCGGCAACACCTACGTCCTGAAGGTGCGCGACGCGCGTCGCGTCGTGGTCGCCATGTATGTGCTCGATCCGCAGCGCGTGACGCCGCTGGTGGCGGCCGACGGCAGCGTGTTCTACCAGCTCGCCTCCGACGAATTGAACGGCTTGCCCGCGCAGGTGACCGTTCCAGGAACTGAAATCATCCACGACCGATTCAATTGCGGCCATCCGCTCATCGGCATTCCACCGATTTATGCCAGCGGCCTAGCGGCGATGCAGGGACTCAACATTCAGATGCAGTCGGTGCGGCTGTTTCGGAACGGCGCCAACCCCGGCGGCATCCTGACGGCACCGGGCAACATCGACGATGCCGACGTGGCGCGCCTCAAGACGGATTGGGAACAGAAATTCCAGGGCGAGAACTATGGCCGCGTGGCGGTGCTGGGCTCGGGGTTGAAATTTGAGAAGATGGCGCTGACCGCCGTCGAAGGCCAGCTTATCGAGCAACTGAAGCTCACCGCCGAGATGGTGTGCAGCACGTTCCACGTCCCGCCGTTCAAGATCGGTGTCGGCGCGATGCCGAGCTACGACAACGTGCAGGCGCTGGAGCAGGTCTACTATTCGTCGGCGCTTCAATCCCTGATCGAGGATGCCGAAGCCTGCCTCGATGACGGCCTGGGTTTGGGCGAGCGGTCGGACATGGGCGTCGAGTTCCCGCTCGATAATTTGTTGCGGATGGACTCCGCCAAGCAGGCTGAGGTCGAGGCGGCACTTGTCGCCGGCTCAATCAGGACGCCGAATGAAGGCCGTAAGCGGTTCAATCTCAAGCCGCTCACGGGCGGCAACACCGTTTACATGCAGCAGCAGAACTATTCGCTGGAGGCGCTGGCGAAGCGCGACGCGCAGGCCGACCCGTTCGCGACTGCGAAGCCGCCAGCCGCTCCCGCGCCCGAACCGGCGAACGACGATGGCGACGCCGAAATGGACGCGCAGGCGAGCAAGGCGCTCCTCGAGCTTCATAAAGGATTCGCCTGATGAAGTTCGACGGGAAAGCCTTTGGCCAGGAAATCGTGGCGCTCACGCGATCGTTCGTGGAACGGACGATGGTGCCAATCCTAGCGAGGCTGGAGACTGCCGAGAAGCGACTTGCCGAAATACCGGAGCCGCCGGGGCCGGTGGACGTTGACGCGCTCGTGGCCGCTGGGATCGCGAAAGTAGTGGCTGAAATGGAGGCCCGCTTCGATAACCGGCTGAAAGATGCGGTTGCCGCGCTTCCCGCGGCCCCTACAGCGAAGGAAGTCGCGGCACTGGTGCCTGTGCCCAAGGATGGCAAGGACGGCGCTGACGGCCTTCCTGGGGCCGATGGCGCGCCCGGCAAGGATGGGGCCGACGGCCGAGACGGCACCGATGGCAAGAGCATCACGGTCGAGGATGTGGCGCCACTGATTGCCAGCAAGGTTGCCGAGATCCCGAGGCCGGTCGACGGCAAGGATGGGGCCGACGGCAGGGACGGGGCCGACATCGCCGACGCCCTGAAGGATCACGAAGGCTGCGTCGTGTTCACGCTGACCAACGGTCGGGTCGTGAAGCTCGGCAACTTCGACGGCAAGGATGGGGCGGATGGCAAGGATGGCGCACCTGGCCGCGACGTCGATCCCGAAGTCGTGCGCGCCGCTGTCCAGGAGGAGGTGCAGAAGCAGGTCACGGCCCCGCTGGCCGATGCCTACAAGGGAGTCTGGAAGCCCGGCGTCTACAAGCGCGGCGATGCGGTGACGTGGGCGGGGAGCTTGTTCATCGCGAACGCCGATACCGAGGCAAAGCCGGAAAGCGCGGAGGACTGGCGGCTCGCGGTCAAGCGCGGCCGTGACGGCAAGGACGGCGAGGCGCCGAAGCCGCCGCCCGTGGTGAAGTTGAAATGACCGGCCGCCCCAAGTTCGAAGTCGTGGTTGCGGCGAGCGCGGCCGAGCGCCGCCTCGTGTCCGCGACCACCATCCGCGCGCTGACCGGCATCCCCTCGACCGGGACCGATGCCGTCAGCGATGTCGCGCTGACGCAGATGATCGATGCGGCGCTGGCGACCATGGCGCGGTCATGCCGGCTGGCGAAGGACAGGGCGGCCCCGCCGACGCTGGCGCAAGAGTCGGTGAGGGCGACGTGGCTGGCGGATTGCTGGGACTGGTGGCCGGCGCTTGCACCTTATCGGCAACCCTCGACGCTCCTGCTGCCGTGGCGCGCGCCGATCACGACCATCGACGTGACCGAAGGCGAGGCCGCGCTTGTGGAGGATACCGATTTCCGCCTGCTAGGCGCCGGCGTGGTCGAGCGCATCGGTGCCTGCTGGCGCACGAGCGGAACCATCGTCATCGACTATGTTGCGGGCTTCGTCCCGCTGTCCGACGATCCATCCTACGACTACGACGGCGAGCCGATGCCGGCCGACCTAGTGTCTCTGCTGGCCGATCAGGTCCGCATGGCATCCGACCGCCGCGGCATCGATCTCAACCTGCGTTCGGAAGATATCCCCGGCGTGTGGTCCGGCTCCTTCAACGTGCCGGGCGGCGATGCCATCGACACCGGCGGTCTCGCGATGCCGCTTTACGACGCGCTCACGCCGTACCGCGCGCCGGCGAGCATCGGCTGATGTCCGATCGGTACGCCTATGCCCGCGAGCGCGTCGCGGCGAAGCTGGCTGAATTCAATACCGGCGCCATCACGCTCACGCGCACGACGCGCGCGGCGCCCAACCCGGCGACGCCTCATATTCCTGGCGCGGTGACGACGACGGATGTCTATTCACTCGACGCGCGGGCCGATGGCGTGGCGGCGGAATACGTGAACGGCACCACCATTCTGGCGACCGACCTGATGGTGATCGCGGCTCCGCCAGCCGACATCATCCCGCGCCTGACCGATACCCTGTCGATCGATGGCGCACCGAAGACGATCAAGAAGATCGAGGCCGTTCCCGCAGCGGGTCCGCCCGCCCGCTTCCACATCTTCGTCGCGTCGTGAGGCCGTCATGACCGATCGATTCGCCGCACAAATCGCCGACTGGGCACAGAAAGCCGAGCTCGCGCAGACCGATGTCCTGCATCTGTCGATCCGGTTGCTGGTCGAGGAAGTGACGCGTCCGGAGAGCGCCGGCGGCCACTTGCCCGTGGTGACAGGCAATTTGCGCAACTCGATCGCCGTCTCCACGACCGGGCCAGTGACCTTCAATTTCACCACGAAGAAATTCCGCGACCCGTCAGACACCGTGAACAACGCCATCGCCGGAATTGAAATCGGCAAGACCGCCTATGTCGGCTTCCGCGCGCCCTACGCCCACAAGCGCGAGGCGGATCACGCCTTCATGCGGCTCGCAGCGCAGCGCTGGCCGCAGATCGCAAACCAGGCGGCGAAAATCCGCTCCGGCCGGTAGCGATGACGATCGAGGAGGCAATCGAGACCGCGCTGGTTACTCACACGATCGCGCTCGACATCGACGGCGATCCGCCGGTCGCCTATCCGAACGTCCCGTTCCCCGATGGCGAGCCGAAGCCCGCGACCTACATCGAGGTTCGGCATCATCGAAATACCAACACGCGCCTGTTCGTGAAGGGCAGCGCGGCGCACCTCCGCCAAGGCATCTGGCAGCTCACGGTGTTCACGCCGCTCCATGTTGGACAGGAGCCATCGACAAGGCTGGCCGGTCAGATTGCGGAGCATTTCCCCGCCGACCTCGCGCTGTTCGATGACGGCATCAAGCTGCGCGTCCAGGCGGCGCCCGATGTGGGCGACCCGGCAAAGGCCGACGATGACGTGTCATGGTCCGCCATCGTCAGCGTCCGATACGAGGTTCTCGCCTAGAGCCATTCCCGACGCGATCGGGATAACCGGCCCCACAGCCGTGGGGTTTTCATGTGAAACAAAGGAAGACCCATGGCCGTCAATCCGACCGCTGGAGCCCGCTTCTATATCGGCCCCGTCATGGACGTTGATCCCGTCAACGCGATGTCCGATGCCGCCGCGCTCGCCTTCTTCGAAGCGATCATCGAGGCCGATTGGACCGAGATCGAGGAAATCGAAAGCTTCGGCGATCTCGGCGACAATTCCGAGGTGGCGACCTTCGCCTCCGTGAAGAACCGCCGCATGCGCAAGTTCAAGACGACGCGCGACGCCGGCACGATGGCGATCGTCTGCGGCATCGATCCGCTCGACGAAGGACAGATCGCCTTGGTAGACGCCGAAAAGACCGACGACGATTACGCCTTCAGGCTGGTCTACAACGACGCCCGCACCGAGCACTATTCGCCGTCGACCGACTACTTCGGCGGCATGGTCCTGTCGCGTCCAAAGGCGTTGGGCGGCGTCGGCGATATCAGCAAGCGGACCTTCAATATCGGCGTCAATACCGCCGTCATCGAGGACGCGACCGACCCGACCGGCTCCTGATCGACCTCGCGCGCGAGCGCGGCCGCCGTTCCGCCGGGGGCGGCGGCCGCAACCCGGCACTCCGGCACCCAAGGATAGGCAATGGCTTTCGATATCAGCAATCTCGCCGTCGCGGACGAAGCCGACATGGAAGTGCTCGACCTCGACGGCAACGGGACGACGTGGATATGGACGTTCGCGGGGCCGGGCCATCCCGCGACCATCGAGGCGGACCGCCAGCAATCCCAGCGCTTCCTAAATCGCGAGGCGGAGAAGGAGCGGTCGCAGGTCAATGGCCGCAAGTGGAAGGGCGACCAGCCGAAGGTCGACGAACGCCGCGCCGAAAGCATCGCCTACATCGTGTCGCGCCTGCTGCGCTGGTCCGACATGACGATGAGCGGCCATGCCTACCCGTTCACGCCGGCGAACGCCGCGGCCGTGCTGGGCAATCCCGCCATGCCGACGCTGATCGAGCAGGCGAACGCGTTCCTTCTGGCCGACAAGTCTTTTATGCCGCGCTCGCCGAAGGCCTGACTACCTACGCCGAGCGCTACTTCCATCTCGCGGCCAGCGATGGCGGCGCGACTCGATACGAGACACTGCAGCGCAAGCTCGATCGCGCCGAAGATAGGGCCAAAGTCGAGCGCATCGCCGAGATAGAGGCCGCGCTCGCGCTGCCGCCGTTTCCCACCGCGCTCGCTTACCTGTGGCGCCTGTATTTCCGATTGAGGCGCCGCGCCGCGGTCGGCTTCGCGGGGCCGCAGCCAATTGGATGGCACGAGATAGACGCTTTCCTCCGACGATCGGGCACGTTCCTGGCGCCGTGGGAGATCGAGATTATCGAACGTATCGATGACATCTACCTGCAGCCATCGACGCAGCAGCCGACCCCGCCCGATGGACAGGCGGTTGCCGCGCTGGCCTCGCCGGGCGATGCCGCCGCGGTTCGTTCGATCCTCGGCTCTGTCGGCAATCGACGAACCGTCAGACGCAAGAAGGGATAATGCATGGCCGAAATCGCCGCCCTGAATATCGCGGTCAATTCCGACCCGGTGAAGCAGGCGACGGCGGAGCTGCGCCAGATGGCCCCCGCCGCGACCGCTGCCGAGAAGGCCGCCCAGCGCTGGGGCATGGCGACCGATGCCGCCTCACGCTCGGCCGACGACTTCTCGCGCCGCGTGCAAGGCCAGATCAGGTCACTGGAGTTCGAGCGCGCGCAGCTGACCCGCACCGCGGCCGAACAGCTGAAATACGCCGCGCTGAAGCGCGCAGGCGTGTCCGCCATGTCGGCCGAGGGACAGGCCATCTCGGCGTCCGTGGCGGCTCTGCAGGCGCAAAAGATCGCCACTGCGGCGGCGGCCAAGGAACTGACGGGAACGCAAGTCGCCGCGAAAGTCGGCACGAAGGCGATGGATGTTCTCAAGGGCTCCGTCCTGTCGCTCGCCGCGGCGTTCTCTATCGAGGCAATCATCTCGCGCGTATCCGACGCGCTTCGCGAGGTGGCCGATCTTGGCGAGACCGCCGATCAGATCGGCATCACCGTCAAGGGCCTGCAGGCGCTGCAATTCCAGGCCGTGCAGAACGGCGTCAGCCTGGAGCAACTCAACACCGGCATCGGCAAATTTTCCGAGAACATCGGCAAGGCGGCCGATGGCGACAAGTCGATGATCGAATCGCTGCAGCTGCTGAAGGTCAAGATACTCGACGTGCACGGCAATCTCCTGCCGACCGAGGATCTGCTGGTGCAGGTCGCGCAACGCATCATGGCGATCGACGATCCGGCGCGGCGGACCGCGGCTGCGGTCGACTTCTTCGGCAAGGCCGGCAAGCAGCTGCTCCCGACGCTGGCCGAAATCGCCAAGGGCTTCGACTCCATGTCGGCGCAGGCGAAAGCGGCCGGCGCGATCATTTCCACGGAGGCCATCGCCAAGCTGGACGCGCTCGCCGACTCGGCCGCCAAGAGCCACCTCGTGATGCGCGCCTTTTTTGCCGAGAACGCCGCCGGGCCGTTGACCGAGATCCTCGATTTCATCGGCAAGCGGATCAGCAACCTGTCGACGATCATCAAGGAGGCGAGGAGCGACCTCGCGCAGCTCCTGATGCTCGCGGCGAACCCGCTCTCCATCGTGCCGAGGCTTCTGGCTGACACTCCGGCGGACGCCATCGCCAAGAAGATCGCCGCGGCGCAGTCGGCGGTATCGGACCTGCAGGGCAACATGGCGATTGCCCGGACCGACCGCGACCGCGCCCGCATGACGACCGCGATCGGCAAGGCGCAGGCCGAGCTCGACGCTCTACTGCAGCAACAGAACGTCATGAACGTCGGCGGCAAGGCATCGGCGATGCCAGGCGATCCCGACAACATCGGCGTGCGCGTCAACCTGCCGCCGAAGGGCGTGCTGGACCCGAAGATCAAGACCAGTGGCGCCGCCGCGTCCGATCCCTACGCCAAGGCCGTCGAGTCGGCGCGCGAATACATCATCACGCAGCAGGCCGCCACCGCAGCCGTTGGCATGAGCGCCGAAGCCGCTGCCCGCCTCAAGCACGAGACCGAACTGCTGAACAAAGTCCAGGGCGACGGCAAGACGGCGACGGCCGCGCAAAAGGCGGAGATCGCCGGGCTCGCGCAGCAGATGGCGGCGGCCGATGTCGCGCTCGACAAAGCCAAGTTCATGGACGACGCCACCACGAAGGCGACCGAGTTCATCGCGCAGCAGCAGATCGAGCGCGACACGCTCTTCATGTCGGCCGAAGCCGCCGACGCCTATCGCATCGCGCAGACGGCGTTGAACGACGCCAAGGCCAAGGGCATCGAGCTTTCCGCGGCCGATGTCGCCCGGCTGCAGGAACTCGCCGCGGTACAGGCGGCGGCATCGGAAAAAACACGGCAGGCGAAGGAAATCTATGACCTCGCGAGGGACTCCTTCGTTGGCTTCATCGGCGACATGCGGCAAGGCCTCGCGGACGGCAAGACGGTGTGGGAGTCGTTCGGCAACGCCGCGAAGAACGCTCTCGACAAGATCGCGAGCACGCTGCTCGACATGGCGGCGAAGAAGCTCTTTGAGTCGGCCTTTGGCGGCGCACCGGGCAGCGCCGGTGGCGGCGGTGGCGGATTGTTTGGCGGACTTTCAAGTTGGATCGGCGGTCTCTTGGGCACCGGCGTCGGTCCGGGCGTCGGCATCGGCGCCGATGCCATCATGGGCTTGACCGCCGTCGCCAAAGGCGCCGCATTCCAGCACGGCAACGTCGTGCCCTTCGCCCGCGGCGGCATCGTTGGCGGCCCGACCCTGTTCCCGATGGCCAACGGCATGGGCCTGATGGGCGAGGCCGGACCCGAGGCGGTCATGCCGCTGCGGCGTGGCCCCGGCGGCCGGCTCGGCGTGTCGATGCACGGGGGAAGCGGCGCGCAGCCGATCATCAAGCTCGAGGTGACCGGCGACACCGGTCTCGTGCGCGTCATCGCCCGCGATGAAAGCGGCAAGGTGCTGGCCCAGCATGAGCCGCGCATCGTCGGCAAGGCGGTGAAGCAATCGACCCGCCTCGCTCCGTCAGCCGTCGCCCGCCAGCCGATGGAGCGCGAAGGCGAATGGAGGACCTCCGGTGCCGGTTGATCCGATCGTTTGGCCGGAGAAGCTGACGCCGACGCAGATCATGGTCAACCTCACGCCGTTCACGCGCAGCGGCGGGTCATCGATCGGCGGCATATCCCGCACCATCAGGACGGACCGCGGCTCGTGGCGCATCGGCTTCCGAGGCGTCGCGTTGTTCGATGTCTCCCGGCGTCGGCTGTTCAATGGCATTCGCGTCGGGGCGGGCGGCCGCGCCGGCGTGCTGGCAGTGCCCGCGTGGAGCCACGACACCGCGCCGAACGCGGGTCCGGTTCTCGTGCCGCATTCCGACGGCAGCAGCTTCTCGGATACCTCGCTCTATTCGCAGCCCGGCGTTCGGGTCGACATGGTTTCCGAGGCGCTGCGCGGCGCGACCTCCGTCACGCTGCGCATCGTCAGCGGCATCGAAGAACTGGCCGGCGTGCGATTCAGCTACCTGCACGCCCTCTATGAGACCGGCTTTCCGACCGCCGTGTCCGGCACCGACTGGACCGTGCCCGTCTTCCCGGCGATCCGGCAGACCATCCCGGCCGGCGCGCGGCTCGAGTTCGACCTGCCGACGTGCCTCGTGCACCTCGCGACCGATGACGCGATGGACGTGAGCTTCACCGCCGGCGGCTTCGACAAGGTCGATGTCGACTTCCTCGAGGCGACGGACGCCTGGGCGGATTTGTGATTCCAAGGAGCGCCTGACCAATGACGATTCAACTGTCCGACGCCGTGCGCAACGCGCTGCTCGACGCCATCGAGACGACGATCGGCGCGTCCGCCGTCCTGAAAATTCGCACAGGCGCGCCGCCGGCCAGCATTGCCACCGCCGATTCCGGCACCGTGCTCGCGACCTTGAGCCTGCCGTCCGATTGGATGGCCGCCGCGTCCGGCGGCACCAAGGCCAAATCCGGCACATGGGAGGACACCTCGGCCGACGCCGCCGGCACGGCGGGCCATTTCCGCATCTACGCTTCCGACGGCACGACCAAGCACCTGCAGGGCACCGTGACCGCGACCGGCGGCGGCGGCGATTTGACTGTCGACAACGCCGTATTTGCGGCCGGCCAGGCATTCAGCATCACGGCCTTCACCCTGACCGCGCCCGGCGCCTAAAGCAGACATGGCTCTCACCGTCACGGCGCTGACGCCGGCCGCCTCGGCGGCGTCCAGCGCCACGCAGGCGGTGACGATCACGGCGGCGGTAGGCGATCTCGTCATCCTGCTGTGCGCGGCCGACAATGCCGGCACGGCGGGCGTGTCGTCCACCTCGACCAGCATCACGGATCCTGCCGGGAACACCTGGAACCTCGGCGACCAGACCACGCAGTCGCCCGGCGCTGCCGTCAGCGACGGCACGACGCACACCTCGTGGTGGTCGCGGATCACGAACGCGCTCGTGGCGGCCTCGGTCACGGTCAACTTCTCGCCGTCGACCGTGTCCAAGGTCGTGGGCGGCTGGGTCATCAGCGGCACCGCGCCGACGGTCGCGGCGATCGGCACCGCCGTGAAGGGCAGCGGCACCGCGCACAATTCCAGCGCCGTGACCGTGCCGATCGGGCACGTCATCGTCGGTGCCACCGCGATCGAGATGTCGGACGCGAACACGCCCGACAGCGACACGACGAACGGCAGCTGGTCGGCCGAGCAGATCGGCGTCGCGACCGGCGGCAGCACCGGCCAGAGCCAGACGCTCTCGACGCAATACAAGGCCGTCACGGCCGGCGGGAGCCAGTCCTACAACACGTCGACCGCCTCGGGCCGCGACTACGTCCTCAACACCATCCTCGTCTACGACGCGGTCGGCGCCGTCGCGGCGACGCTCGATCCGCTCACCCTGGCGGCCGCAGGAGCGCTGGCAATCAAGGGCGCGGCATCGCCCACCCTGGCGGCGATCACGCTGTCAGCGACCGGCACGCTCGCGCTCAAGGGCGCGCTGACGGCCACCCTGGGGGCCGTGACGCTCTCCGGCGCCGGCGCGCTGCCGATTGCCGGGACCTTGGCGAAGACCCTCGGGGCCGTCACGCTCTCGGCTGCCTCGACCCTGCCGATCAAGGGAACGCTGACCGGAACCCTCGGGGCCATCACGGTGGCCGCTGCGGGCACGCTGGCCATCAAGGGCAGCCTCGCTGGCACCTTGGGCGCCGTAACCCTGGCGGCGGCCTCTACCACCGCCATCAGGGCCGCCTTGGCCGCGACCCTGGGCCCGATCACCACGTCGGCAGCCGGCGCGGCTCCGGTGCGGCGTGGGGGCACGAAATCGATCCGCATCCTGATCCGGTTCGACTGGCCGGACGACCAAGTGACGAGATTGTGGGCGGGCAACGGCGCTTTCATCGACGGCGACGGCGAAGTCTGGCGCGGGGCCGGCTTGATCACCGGCATCGACGAACTGGAGCGCGCGGTGAACGGCGAGGCGCCGGCGATCACGGTCACCTTGAGCGGCCTGTCGGCGGAGACCTCGGGCAAGGTGTGGACCTACTATCGCAGCGGCAACCTGATCGATGCCGAAATGGTCGTGCTGCTGCAGGCCTGCGACGACTTCGACCAGCCGGTGGGCGATCCGCGCACGGTGTTCACTGGCTTTTTTTCGAACGCGGTTTTCGACGATGCGGGCGGCGACGAACCGGTGTCGGCGGTGTCGGCGGAGATCACGAACAAGTTCAGCTTGCGGCGAATTCCGAATTAC